GTTTTTCTTTACAAGCATGTGATCCAGGTTGAGGTCGGGGATTTTAGCCAGTTCGTTCGGGCCAAGCGGCCGAAAAACCTGCCGGTGGTCTTCAGTCGTGCCGAAGCCAAGCGGGTTATCTCCCTGCATGTCAAATTCGGCAAGGGGCAAAAAGACCGGATCGTCCCTTTGCCTGTCTCGGCGGTGGACCGGCGGCGGGCGCATGTCGCCCGGGCGGAGGCCCTGCTTGCCGACGATCTCGCGCACGGCTACGAGGGCTCCACCATGGAACCGGCTCTGGCCCGTAAATACCGGAACGCCTCCAAGGAGCTGGCTTGGCAGTACATCTTTCCCGCTTCCCACCTGTGCACGGATAAGCAAACCGGATGTTTCTACCGCCACCACCTGCACGAATCGGCCTTGCAGCGGCAGGTAAAGCTGGCGGTGCGGCGGGCAAAGGTTAACAAGATGGCCTCCTGCCATTCGTTTCGCCACTCCTTCGCCACGCACCTGCTCGAAAGCGGGGTTGACATTCGCACCGTGCAGGATCTCCTGGGCCACGACGACATCCGCACCACGCAGATATACCTGCATGTGATGAGCCGCGGTGCCGGGGTAGTCAGCCCCATGGATATGGTGATCGGCGCATGAGCAAACGAGCCTGCCCATACCAGCCCGGCGCCATCAACCCGGACGTCTGCGAGGCCCTGGACCTCAACAACTTTGCGCATTGCAAAAAATGCGACCGGAGGGTTTCCCATGCGCGGGTGTCTGCCGTTGAGCCGCACTGAGGTGGCGCAGGTGTCCGGCTGCATGCGCGGCGCCATGGCCGTGCGCGACCGGGCTATCTTCGGCCTGGGGGTCAACACCGGCTTTCGTATCTCGGAGATACTTTCCCTCACCCTGGGCGATGTGGTGGAGCAGGCCGGGACCATCGCCGCCAGGGTGACGGTGCAACGGCGCAACATGAAGGGCAAGCGGGAATCCCGCACGGTCAAGCTCAACAGCCATGCGCGGGAAGCGATCTCCCCCTGGCTGGCCGCGCTCTCCCGGCTGGGCTTTATCCATCGGGACGATCCGCTTTTCCCCTCCCGGCGCACCGGCGAGAGTTTAGGGAGGGTGCAGGCCTGGCGGGTGGTGCATAACGCCTGCCGCGCCGGTGGATGCTCCGGCCGCCTGGGCAGCCACACCATGCGCAAGACCTTTGCCAACAACATCTATCAGGAGCTGCTGGCCCGGCTGGCAATGGGCGAACCGGTGGATCCGTTCCGCGCCACGAGCAAGGCCCTGGGCCATAAGGATATCAAGTCCACCGACCAGTACCTCTCCTTCCTGGCTGCCGACCTGGACGGGGTGATCGAGAGGGCCGGGGTATGAGCATGCAGGCATACTACACCACCAAGGAGATGACCGAGCGGTTCCGGGTTGAGACCAAAACCCTGCGCCGCTGGCGGAAGAGGAAGCGCAACCCCCTGCCCGCCTTTCGCTTTGGCCGGGATTACCGGTACAGGGTGGCGGATGTGGAGCGGTGGGAAGAGGGGTTGCGGGTGCTGGTTGTGGAGGAACCGACATGATAACAACGATTAAGTGGAAAAACCCGGCTATAGAATTGCCACGAATAGATGAAGAACCTTTACATCCAGATAATATAGAAAGATCATCCAGAGAAGGCGTGGTGCTTTCTGAAATTGTACTTATTACTGATGGAAACTCTATTTTAAGCGGAGTTTACACATACAGTAGTATTAAAAAAGAATATTCTGAATATGAAGAAGGAACGTGGATACAGGAGCCAAAAGACAGGTATTCTGATAATATTATTGATGTTGTCGGATGGTGCTATTATGGAGATATCTCTTTACCAGAACCAATAATTGGAAGTGAAGAAGCTGGAGATGATGATAAAAGATATACCCTCAAACAATTAAGACAAGCATGGGGAAAGGGGTTTCATGACGGCAAGAAAAACGAGCCATGTCATGGAGCCTGAGTCGTCCGGCATTCTGATCTCGACCTGCTGCGTCTGCCGGCGGCATTACGGGGTGAAGAGTGCCATGGGTGGTAACGGGGGCGAGAGTCATGGATTTTGTGAGCCCTGCGGGGCGTTGATGCTGGTGAGGTTTTTTGGGGTGGGGTTTATTCCGTTTTGGATGTGCGACGATTACCTATTAACCATCGAGGATATGGACATGGACGTGATTGAGCAGGTTGTTGATGAAGTTGGCAGGGCGATGCGGAAATTTCCAACGTGGCCGTCCGATCCGCTGCATGCGTTGGCGATACTCGGAGAGGAGTTCGGCGAGTTAAACAAGGCCATGCTGCAACTTACCTATGAGCCGAACAAGACCAGCGCCAATGAGGTCCGCACCGAGGCTATCCAGACGGCGGCGATGGCTCTCCGGCTGATATGGAGCCTTGACCACTACGAGTACCGAGCGTGCGAACAGCACGTGCAAGCATAACAAATGCCATCCGCCCCCAAACGCCCTTGCCGCTGGCCAGGATGCCCGGCCCTCACCACCGCCCGCTTCTGTGAGTCGCACCGCAAGGACGACCGGCGGGCCGTGGATCAGCGGCGCGGCACTGCAGCCCAGCGCGGCTATGGTCACCGCTGGCAGAAGTACCGGAAACAATTTATTGCCGAGCATCCACTCTGCGAAGAGTGCCGGAAGAACGGCAGAGTAGCCGCCACCTTTGCGGTGGATCACATCGTCCCGCACAAGGGCGACGAGGCGCTGTTCTGGGATCCCACCAACCACCAGGGCCTGTGCGAAACGTGCCACAACATCAAGACCGCCACGGAAGATGGCGGGTTCGGGAGGATCTGATCCATGGCAGGCCGTAAACCAAAACCCACCGCCCAGAAAAAACTGGCGGGCAACCCCGGAAAACGGGCGCTCAACCAGGAAGAGCCGCGGTTGCCGGAGTTTGACAAGGCGCCCTCCCCTCCGCCCTACCTCTCCGTGCCGGCCAAAAAGGAATGGAAACGGGTTGCCCCCCTGCTGCATGCTTCCCGGGTGCTGACCACCGGAGATATCACCGCCCTTGAGGCCTACTGTATCCAGTACGGGTATATGGTGGAGGCGCAGAAAGAGATTAAGAAACATGGGTTGATGATCAGGACCACGGTGCAAGCCGAACCAGAATCAACCGAGCCGGGTGCCCCGAAAAAAAGGGGGAGGAAGAAAAACACGGGCGCGGTGATCATCGCCCTCAACCCCATGTTCGAGGTGCAGCAGAAGGTGCTCACCCAGATGCGCCAGTTCATGGTGGAGTTCGGGTTGACCCCCTCCTCCCGCAGCCGCATCCATGTGCCGCCCGCCGCGGCAAAAGACGAGTTCGGGGATTTCCTGAGTGGCAAGTAGCCCCCTGCCCATCGCCATGCAGTACGCCTGGGGCGTGCGCCGCGGCGAGATCGTGGCCTGCCGCTATGTCAAGCTGGCGGTGGAGCGGCATTTCCGCGATCTGGAGACCGGGGCGCAGCGGGGCTTGTGGTTTGACTATGCGGCGGCCGAGCATGCCATCGGCTTTTTCCGGTTTCTTCGCCACTCCAAGGGAGAATGGGCCGGGCAGGAACTGGTGCTGGAGCCGTGGCAGCAGTTCTACCTCTGGTGCCTTTTTGGATGGAAAGAGCAGGTAGACGGGACCAGACGCTTCCGAGACGGATATTTGGAGGTGGCCCGCAAAAACGGCAAGACCACATTGGCTGCCGGTATTGGGCTTTACCTGATGGTGGCCGATGACGAGCCTGGGGCCGAAGTGTTCGCCGCCGCCACCAAACGAGACCAGGCGGGAAAAGATGGCTGCCATGGCGAAGGCACCCGGATGGTGGAGGCCTCCCCCGCCCTGTCCGCCCGGATCACGGTGTTCCGCAACAATCTGCATATCCAGGGCACGGCTTCCAAGTTCGAGCCCCTGGGCCGGGACTCGAAATCGCTTGACGGCCTCAACATCCACGGACTGATCAAGGATGAGGTGCATGAGTGGAAAGACCGCGACTTCAACGCCAAACTGGATACCGCCCAGGGCTCCCGCCGCCAGCCGTTGTCGTTCTCCATTACCACAGCGGGGACATCACGGGTCTCCATCTGCTATGAGGAGCGTGAACGGTTAATCAAGGTGCTGGAGGGACTGGAAGAGGACGACTCCCTCTTTGGACTCATCTACACCATGGACGAGGGCGACGACTGGGAAAACGAGGCGGTCTGGAGTAAGGCCAATCCGAACCTTGGGGTGAGTGTGAAGCTCAACTATCTGCAAAAGAAGGTGGCCAAGGCCAAGTCGATGCCGTCCCAAATTAACCAGGTGCTGCGCTATCATTTCAGCCTTTGGACCCAGGCGGAAAGCCGCTGGCTCGATCCAGAGGCGTGGAAATCCTGCGGCCTGGTGGTGGTAGCCGAGGAGGAGCTGGCCGGGCGGGAATGCTGCGGTGCCCTGGATCTTTCCTCCACCATCGATCTCTCCGGGTGGGCGCTGGTCTTCCCACCCCTGGAAGAGGACGAGCCCTACAAGGTGCTGGTCCGCCTCTTCTGCCCGGCGGACAACATCGCGGCCCGCTCCAAGCGCGACCGGGTGCCTTATGAGGCGTGGGTAAAGGCCGGGCTCCTCACCCCCACCCCCGGCGCGGCCATCGATTACACCTTTATCCGCAAACAGGTCAACGATGATGCGGCCAAGTTCCAAATAACCGAGATAGCCTACGACCGGTGGGGAGCCTCCAAGCTCCGGCAGGATTTGGAAGAGGACGGCCACACCATGATCGAGTTCGGCCAGGGCTTTGCGAGCATGAGCCCCCCGACCAAAGAGCTGGAGCGGCTGGTGCTCTCCGGCCTGCTGGCCCACGGCGGCAACCCGGCCCTGGCCTGGATGGCGGCCAACGTGGTGATCCGCACCGACCCGGCGGGCAACATCAAGCCGGACAAGGAAAAAAGCATCGAAAAAATAGACGGCATCGTGGCGGTGATCATGGCCCTGGACAGGGCGCAGAAGCATCCTTGCGAACGCGATACCGAAATCAAGTGGGCCTGAGCAATGGAGGGAGGGCGGTTATGACCAAAGAAGAAGACCGGGAGTTGGAGGTTTCCATCGTGGCGGCAAAGCTCGGGTTGAGCGATACCTCCGTGCGTCGGCTGATGTCGAGCGGCCTGTTGCGCTACACCACCAGGGGGCCGAAGAAAGGGTATAGAGTGTTCGAGTCCAGCGTGGTAAACTACAAGCAGCAGCGGGATCAGCAAGCGTGCGTGTGAGGGAGGCAAGAGATGAGCGTAAAATACTTGAAGTTTACTCGGTGGCGCTTCATGAAAAAAATTATTCAGTTCTTTGCCCTGCTGCTGCTTATCGCCCTGCCGACACAGGCAGCGGCCCAGGGGTGGACAGCCATCAACAAGGCAATCGTCTTAGATCGGCTGATGCCGGCAGGAACAGCGGTGAAGATCAAGATTGTCCGGATATCAGATCAGTTCGGCGCCCGCCTCGACATCTTGCTTTTCCAGGAAAGCGTTTTTAGTTCCGGGACACCCGGCACATATGGAACGCCGGTTAGGGCCTGGAGTTCCGAGCGGCTGCGGCCTGGCGATGTAGTCAGCTACACGACTACTGCGTCAGGATTTATCGGCATCTTTGCCGGTTGGGACTATAGCGGGCTTAATGTTTCCCAACTAGACCGTGGCGCGCTCCTGACCATGGATTACAATGGCCACCAATGGCAGGTGGTGGTCATCTTCCCCGACTATGAATAATCACGACTTGCTTGGCCCGTAGCTTTTCCCCAATTTCGCCAAAACAGCCAATACCCCCACCACATATTGTATTACAAAAAATTCCCTGTACCATATCTAGTATCTGATTTAGCTAACGCCTTGATACTATTTTTGGCCAGGGGATTTTTATGTGAAGAACCTCCGCAAGCTCCTCCCGGACCTCCCTGACTTTCTCTGCTTCGCCGGACTGTGCCTGCTTGGGTACGGTCTATTCCTGTTTCTGCCCTGGGTGAGCTTTGCCGTGTGCGGCTGTCTGTTGCTGGCCGCCGGGGTCTATCTCTCTATCCCGGCAAGGCCGAGAGGGGAGGGCTGATGGGGATCATCGCCCAGGCCATCGAGCAGCGGGGCTCCGTCTCCGGATCGTACCACCCGAAAGATCCGGCCCTGGCCGATCTGTTCGGCGGTGGCCGGGGCAATGCCGCGGGCCAGCATGTCACCCCGGACACGGCCATGCGCACCTCCGCCGTCTACGCCTGCGTCACCGTCCTGGCCCAGACCCTGGCCATGCTGCCCAAGCATGTCAAGGAAATCCGCCCGGACGGCAGCAAACAGAAACTCCCCGGCCACCGGCTCTCCAAGCTGCTCCGCTCACGGACCAACCCGTGGCAATCCTCCTTCGGTTTTTTCCAAATGATGGAGGGCCACCGGCAAATGCGTGGCAACGCCTACGCCAAGTACATCTTTATCCCCGGCCAGCAGCGACATGAACTGGTGCCCATGCACCCGGACTCGGTCTATCCATTTGTCATTTCCCCCTCCGGGGCCACCTACTATCTGTACGACACCTCTCCCTGCCCGCCGGCCGGGTCGGTCCTCTGGTATCAGCATTTTCCACAGAACGGCCCCGCCGAGATCCTCAGCGCTGACGAGGTGCTGCATATCCGACACTTCACCATCAACGGGATCATCGGCCTGAGTCCGATCAAATGGGCGGCATACCAGGCCGTGGGCTTGGCCATGGCCACCGAGGAGCACGGGGCACGGCTGTTTTCCAACGGCGCCCAAATCGGCAAAGTGTTCAAGCACCCGCAGAAGCTGAAAGAGGAGACCTTCAAACGCCTCAAGGAGCAGCTCAACAGCGGAGGCGAGTATGCCGGGGCGGGAAACTCCCACAAGACCATGATCCTGGAAGACGGCATGGATATCACCAAGATCGCCATGACCGGGGTGGAGTCGCAGTTTTTGGAAAGCCGCAAGTTTCAGGTGGAGGACATCGCCCGCATCTTCAACGTGCCCCTGATCCTGATCGGCCACGGCGACAAGGCCCCGACCTATGCCAGCGCCGAGCAGTTTTTCATGAGCTTCAAGGTCCATACCATCGCCCCCAATGTCAGTTGCTGGGAAGGCGATATGGACCGCACCCTGCTCTACCCCTCCGAGGACGGCAAGATAGAGATCGACTTCGACATGGACTCCATGCTGCGCGGCGATGCGGCGGCCAGGGCGCAATACCTCAAGGCCCGGTTCGAGATGGCCTCCATCACCCCGGACGGCGTCTGCCTGTACGAGGGCGAGAACCCCACCGGCACCGAGGAAGGCAAGCAGCTCTACCTGCAATCCGGCATGATGCCGGCCAGACTGGCCGGGCAAAAACCATTGGCGCCCAAGGAGGCGACGAAAAAATGAACAACCAGCCGAACACCCCCAACAAAGAGCGCCGTTCCGTGGCCATGGAGATTAGCATGGACGGCATGGGCGAAGGCGAGACCCCGATGATGCGCGGCCATGCAGCGGTGTTTGATTCACCATCCGAGATGCTGGCCGGGTGCTTCCGGGAGATCATCAAGCCTGGCGCTTTCGCCGAGGCGCTGAAAGGCTCCGATGTCCGGGCCCTGTTCAACCACAACCCGGATCTGATCCTGGGCCGCTCTTCCTCCGGCACCCTGCGGGTGGTAGAGGATGCCACCGGCCTGGCCATCGAGATTGACCCGCCGGACACCACCACGGGCCGCGACCTGCAGGTCTCCATGAAACGGGGCGACATCAAGGAGATGTCCTTTGCCTTCACGGTTGCCGAGGATGGCGACGAGTGGACCCGCGACCCGGACAACTCCGGCAACTGGACCAGAACCATCAGCAAATTCGAGCGCATCTATGACGTCTCGCCGGTTACCTACCCGGCTTACCCGGAGACCGATTGCGCGGTGCGCTCTTTGGATAGCATCAAGGCGAAGGAGGCTCCGCCCCAGGATGATAGTTTTATGCGTCGGCTCAGGTTGGACCTGGAAGCCGCATTGTAGGAACCTGAGCCGAATCAGGCCATAAACGAAAGGACCGTCGAGAGACAGGGCCGGAAAACTTACTGTCGAGAGGACAGAAAGGAGCAAGACATGAGCGCAGCAAAATTGAGGGAATTGCAGGAGAAGAGAAACCGGGCCATCTCCGAGGCGCGGGGATTGCTGGACAAGGCGGAGACCGAAAAGCGGTCCATGACCGAGGATGAGAAGCGGCAGTCCGACGCCTGGCTGAAAGAGGCGGCCGAACACCGGGCCGACTTCGAGCGGCTCACCAAGCTGGAGGAAGAGGAGCGGGCCCAGGCCGCCATCGCCATCGCGGCCCAGCAGGGCGAGCAGCGCACCCCGCAGGCCCCGGATGCCGAGGCGCGGAGCAAGGCGTTCCGTAAGCTGCTGACCTTGGATATCGCCAACGGCGAACAGCTTTCCCCGGAGGAATACCGGACCCTCACCAGCGGCAACGAAACTTCCGCCGGGTTCCTCAACACCCCGCGGGAGTTTGTCCAGTCCCTGATCGCCAAGGTCAAGGATGCGGTGTTTATCGAGAGTCTGGCCACGGTGTTCAACACCAACAACGCCAATGGCCTGGGCTTCCCCACCCTGGACACCGACGTCGACGACGCCGAATGGTCCACGGAAATCAAGCTTTCCCCGGAAGATACCGCCCTCGGCTTCGGCAAGCGCGAGCTGACCCCCCACCCGCTCAAGAAGTTGATCAAGGCCTCGGACAAGCTGCTCCGCGCCGACGGCATGAACCCGGAAGCCATCATCATGGATCGCGCCTCCTACAAGTTCGGGATCACCAAAGAAAAAGCCTTCCTCGTCGGCACCGGCGACAAGCAGGCCCTTGGGGTATTCACCGCCTCGGCCCAGGGCATCTCCACGGCCCGCGACGTTTCCACCTACATGACCCAGACCGACTTCACCGCGGACGCCCTCAAGATGGTCAAGTACAGCCTCAAGGCCCAGTACATGAAGACCGCCCAGTGGCTCTTCCACCGCGACGCCGTGGCCAAGATCGCCCTGCTTAAGGACGGCGAGGGCCGGTACATCTTCGAGATGGCCGAGGCCCTGGGCGCCATGGATCTGCTCATGGGCCGCCCGCTGAATATGAGCGAGTATGCACCCAACACCTTCACCTCCGGCCAGTACGTCGGCATGTTCGGCGATTTCTCCTGGTACTACATCGCCAACAGCCTGGCCCTGCGGATCAAGCGGCTCAACGAGCTGTTCGCCCTTACCGGCGAGATCGGTTTTATCTTCGACCTGGAAACCGACGGCATGCCGGTATTGGAAGAAGCCTTCGCCCGGATCAAGACTGCTTAAAAAGTGCAAAGGGAAAAGTGCTGAGTGCTGAGTAAAGAAAAGTACCTCGTACTCGGCACCCAGCACTCGGAACTCGGCACTAGAAAAACAGCACTCAGAACTTAAAAAATAAGGGAGTACAGGCTATGAACCTTTTGAAAAACGTAAAAGTTGACCAGATCCTCGGCTACTTCGCCGCCGGGACCACCAAGCGCACCTCGGACATCATCGACATGGCCAATTACGATGGGGTCATGTTTGTTTTCGAGTTGGGCACCCTGCTGGAAACCGGCACCCTCGATTGCTTTGTCGAGCAGAACCCGACCAACGCCACCAGCGGCATGGCCCGGCTGGCCACCACCACCGTGCATACGGCCACCGCGGCCGACGCCCTGCTGACCCAGTCCGCCATCGTGGTGGATGTGTTCCAGCCCCAGGAGCGTTACCTGCAGGCGAACATCACCCCGGCGGTTGCCAACGCGGTGGTCCTTGGCATCACGGCTATTCGCTACACCGGCCGGGTCAAACCCGACGCGAACTCCGGCTTGCTCAAGTCCACCCAGCTTATCTCCCCGGCTGAGGCGTAAACCAGAATCAATGAGGGGCTGGGCAACCAGCCCCCAAGCTTGAACAGGGAGCACACCATGAAAGTAAAAATGATCACCACCATGGCCGGTCCGGATGGCGGGGCCAACCCCGGGCAGATCATCGAGGTGGATGAGGGCAAGGGGAAAGCCCTGGTCGCGGGCGGTTTTGGTGCAGAGGTTTGCCCCGGCACCACGGCCCAGCCGGCGGCTCCGGAGGCGGCCATTGTGGCCCCCCAGGAAAATGCTGCTCTGCCAAGCCCCAAGGGGCGCAACACCAAAGGAAAAGACGATGAAAAATAAACTGATTCTTCGGCCCTTGCTGGTCGTGTTCTTACTGCTTTTCGCGGCGTCGGCTTTCGCCGCCAGCAGTGTGGCCATCTATAAAGAGCAGGGGGGCAACAAGCAGGTGGTCGCCACAGGCGGCGAGATCGAGCTGCAGTCCGGCGGTACCCTGGATATCCAGTCCGGCGCCGTTGTGACCAAGCCGCTCAACCTTCGGGTGCCGCTCTTCTCGGCCCGCAATGTGGCGGGCGGTTCCGTTGCCGCCTCCGCAGGCGTGGCCACGGACTTTATCTCCGTGGTCAACTCCAACAACGCCCTGGACCTGCAAGGGACCGCGGCCCAGAACAACACCAAAACCAATGATGCCCTGCTGGAGGTGGTGCTGCCCGACGATTACAAGGCCGGGACCAATGTCACCGTCTATGTCAGTTCCGGGTATTCCGCCTCCGGCGGCACCACCATCACCGCCACCGTGGATCTGGTGGCCACCCTGACCACCGATATCGGCACGGCAGCGGCGGACATCTGCGCCACCGCTGCCACGGCCATCACCCTGACCATCGGAGAGAAGGCTTTCACCGTCACCGGGACCACGCTCACCCCGGGCGCCCGGCTGGTGCTGAAGGTGACCACCTCGGTGCAGGAGGCTGGGAACACCGGCACCGCCACCGGCCATGTTTACGGAATCCGGATCGGATAAGGGGCCGCCATGAGCTACGCCAGACGACTGGTGGTCGAGCTGACCACCGACGCGGAAGGAAATGCCACCGGCTACACCCCGGTGGTAACCGGCAAGCTGTCGCAGATCCGTTACGTCAAGGATGATTTCAGCGACGGGGTCACCTTTGCCATCACCGCCGAGGCCACCGGGGAAACCCTGTGGTCCGAGGCGGCGGTGAACGCTGCGGCCACCCGGGCGCCCCGGCAGCCCACCCACTCCACCGCCGGGGCGGCTGCCCTCTATGCGGCGGGCGGGGTAGCGGTGCTGGATAAGATCGGCTTGGCCCAGGACCGGGTCAAGATCGTGGTCTCCTCCGGCGGCGCGGTGAAAAGCGGCGCCTTCCATGTGGTGATCGAATAATGGCACTACGTTTGGGACAATATACAGCCCCGGCCGCCGAGCCGGTCCACCTGACCGAGGCGAAGCTGCACCTGCGCCTGGCCGTCGATGCGGCCGGGGCTGTTTCCTATACCAGCGAGGACGGTTTGCTCTCTTCACTCATCAGCGCAGCCCGGCAGGTTGCCGAGACCGAGACCTGGAAGGCCCAGGTGCTCCAGGTCTGGGATATGTACCTGGATGGCTGGCCGATGAACGGCGAGATCAAACTGCCCATGCCGCCCCTGCGGGCTGTGGAGTTCATCAAATACACGGACACCACCGGGGTGGTGAACACCCTGGCCGCCACCGAGTACGAGGTGGACACGGTCAGCCCCTTGGGCCGGGTGGTGCTGGGCTACGACAAGTCCTGGCCCACGGCCGACCTTACCGTGCTGAACCCCATCCATATCCGCTTCCGGGCCGGGTATGCGGTGCCGTTCATTGCCGACGCCACGGCCAACACCCTGACCGGACTCAACCATCCCCATGCGGACGGCGACAAGGTGCGGCTCTCGGTTTCCGGCGGCAGCCTGCCCACCGGGTTGGCCGCAAATACCGATTACTTTGTCCGCGACGTGAGCGGCAACACCCTGAAGCTGGCGGCCACGGTGGACGGCACTGCCATCGACATTACCTCCGCCGGGTCCGGCACCATGTTCATCGGCGAGATTCCCGCCACCACCATCAGCGGGATCAAGCTGGTGCTCTCCGGGCTATACGAGGAGCGCGGGGAGTTTGCCACCGGCACCATTATCAGCAATCTGCCCCGGGCGGCCTCAAGCCTGTTCGGGATGGATTCAGCCAAGGAGTTTTGAGCATGGGAGAGTGGCTGCCGGTAATCACCCTTATTCTCACCCTGCAAACCGGGATCACCGGTTTTTGGGCGGTCAAGACCTATAACCATGAGCGGCGATTGACGGTGGTGGAAACGCAGTGCCGGGAACGGCACCGGAAGGGGGAGCCCTCTTAGATGCGAGCCGGGAAAATAGATCGACTTGTCGTGCTCCAAACCAAGAGCGTCACCCGTAACTCCTTCAACGAGGAGGTGGTGACCTTCAATACCCTGGCCACGGTTTGGGCCGAGCGGCGCGATCTGCGGGGGCGGGAGTATTTCCAGGCGCAGCAGGTCAACGCCGAGCTCACCGCCGTGTTCCGGATTCGCTACCGCTCCGATGTGACCGCCACCATGCGGTTGGTGGAGAGCGGGAAGACTTACGAGCTTGTGGCCCCGCCCGTGGAGATCGGCAGGCGGGAAGGTTTGGACCTCATGTGTGCGGCGAGGAACTAGATGCTGCTGGGAAAGACCAAGATAACCGGGGCCAAGGAACTGGACCGGGTCTTAGCCGCGCTGCCCAAGCGGCTGCAGCGCAAGGTGGTGACCCAGGCGCTGCGGGCCGGGGCCAAGCCCATGCTGGAGGCGGCCCGCAATGGCATCCCGGTGAAATCAGGTTTGACCAGGAAAGACCTGAAGATCCGGGCCATCCCGGCAAAGGAGAGCCGCGCGCCGGCCATCGCCATTGCCGGGAGCTCTAAAAAAAAGGGCATGGCCTACAAGATGCGCTTTCTGGAATACGGCACCGGCCCGCACATCATCAAGGTCAGCAAAAAGAAAGGAAGAAAAAAGGCCTTGGCCGGCGGTGGGGTTGTCTTCGGCAAGATCGTGCACCATCCGGGCACCCCGGCCAAGCCATTCCTCCGGCCAGCCTTTGACAACAACTCCGCTCGCAGCCTGGAGATTATCGGCAAGGAACTGGGCCAGCGCATCGCGGCGGAAGCGGCCAAACTGAGGCGCAAATGATCGAAGGGGATCTGATCACCTACCTGTATTCCGGCGCGGCGGTGACCGCCCTGGTCGGCCAACGGGTAACCCCGCTGCGGATGGACCAGGGAGCCGACCTGCCGGCCATAACCGTGCAGCGGATCGACGGGCCCCGGGTGCGGTCGCTGACCGGGCCGAGCGGCCTGGCGCACCCGCGATATCAGATCGACTGCTGGGGCTCCACCTATGCCTCGGTCAAGGCAGTGGCCACGGCGGTGCGGCAGAGACTGGACGGATACCGGGGCTTGATGGGCAGTACCACGGTCGGCGGGGTGAGCCTCGAATCCGACCAGGACGACTTTGAACCGGACACCGGGCTCTACCGGGTGTCCATGGATTTCATCATCTGGCACAAGGAGTAGACCGCCATGAGCGAAGCGATTGAAGCAGCAGGAACAACCCTGGAAATAGAAACCGGCTCCGGCTCCGCCGTGGCAACTGTGACCGCAGCGGTCGGTTTCCCGACCATCATCACCAAGGCTGCCCACGGCCTGAGCAACGGCGACGTGGTCACCGCCTCAGCTTTCGCCGGGGCGAGCGCCGCCCTGTTGAACGGCAACAACTACGTGGTCAAGAACGCCACCACCAACACCCTGGCCCTGGACGTGGACACCACCGGCGGCACCCTGACCGCGGCCAACGGCACCCTGACCCCGGTTACCTGGTCGGCGGTGGGGGAAATCGTGGACTTTGACGGGCCCGGGGGATCGGCCGCCGTCTATCAGGTAACCCACCTGACCTCTGTTGCCCATGAAAAACGCATCGGGTTGCCGGACGAGGGGCAGTTCACCCTCAACCTCAACTGCGTGCACACCGATGCCGGGCAGGTTGCCGTGGCGGCCTCGCGGACGGCCCGGTCGTTGAAGAATTACCGGGTCACCTACTCGGACGACGTGACCGACACCTTCACCGCCTATGTCCTGTCGTTTCCGAAATCCGGTGGCCTGGATGACAAGGTTTCCCGGTCGCTCACCCTGGAAATCAGTGGCGCGGTAACCCAGGCATGATAGCGAACCGTTACCGGGGCGAACAGCCCCTGCAGATCGGCGAGCGGGAGTGCGTGCTGCGCTTTACCTGGGACGCCATTGCCAGGCTGCGCAGCGAATACGGGGAGGACTTCGACAAGAAGATCATTATGGCCATCACCACCACGGACGTGGCGATGATGGCCGAGGTGATCGCGGCGGCCACCGGGCTGACCGCCCACGAGGTCATGGCCGGGTCTCCTCCCCTGGTCGTGGCCGGCAAGGCCATTGCCGCCGGGCTGCGCTACGCCTACCACGGGCAGGAGGGCCAACCCGCAAACCCCAAGGAGGCCCGGCAACCGGCGACATGGTGGAACAGGCTTATGCGCAGGCTGTCCGGGCTGGTTTGGATCCGGAAACTTTCTGGCGGCTGACCCCCTATGAATCCAACCTGGTGGCGCAGGAAGGCCACCGGCGGCTGGAGCTCGCCGCCTGGATGACCGCGGCCTTTGACCGCACCAAGAAGCTGCCGCCCATCGACAAACTGCTGCGCGGCAAGCGGAGCAAGAAGCAGGTTGCCAAAGACCTGCATGCCGCCCTCAAGGGAGTGAAATAAGCAGATGGCAAGCAAAGTCGGCGACCTGAGAATTGAGCTGAGTGCGGAAACCGCATCGTTTCACCGGGATATGGACAAGGCGCGGAGCGATATCAAATCCGCCACCACCCAGATGACCAAAGACATGGGGGCGTTTAAATCTTCGACCTCCGCCACCTCGACGGCTGTTTTGGGGCTCAAGACCGCAGTCGTTGCTGTAGCGACCTCCGCGGCGGCGGGTATGTTCCTCTCCACCGTCACCGAATTCGAGCGGTTGAATGGCAGCCTCAAGACCATCACCGGCTCATCTGCCCAGGCGGAAAAAGAAATGAAGTGGCTGCGGGAATTTGCCGGAGAGACGCCGTTTCAGCTCTCCCAAGTGGTTACCGCCTTCACCAAACTCAAAGCCTTGGGGTTGGAGCCATCCCGGGCGGCCCTGGAGAGTTACGGCAATACCTCCGCCGCTATGGGCAAGGACTTAAACCAGATGATCGAGGCCGTGGCCGATGCCGCCACCGGCGAGTTCGAGCGGCTCAAAGAGTTCGGCATCAAGGCCAAGAGCCAGGGCGACCAGGTTTCCTTCACCTTCCAGGGCGTGACCACCACGGTAAGGAAAAATGCCAAGGAAATAGAAGGTTATCTGGTTGGCATAGGTAAAACAAAATTTGCCGGAGCCATGGCTGACCAGATGGATTCCCTGAACGGCCAGCTCTCAAACCTGAAGGATTCTACCCAGAGCCTGATGGTGGCTATGGGCAATACGGGAATCGTCGGATTGCTGGCAGACGTAGCTGAGTTCGTCTCTAAATCTATACAAGGTTGGACGTTTCTCGGAAAACACATATCAAACCAAATTTATGCTTTAAGAAAGTTCAACGAGGAACAGAAGAAAATTTTTAATGAGGCAACACCAGAACAGCAGGACCAGATGGTCAATTTTGATCGGCGCCGGGCGACAGCCGCTGCCACAAGTAACGCTATAATTTCCGGCCCGACAAAAATAGGAACCGTACTTCCAGCGGGGTCACTGGCTAGCCAGTTAAGCTCCCTTTCCGGGGAATCTCCTCTGGACGTAAAAAAAATAAAGGAACAGGCCGCACTGGTCAAGCAGATATACGCCGAACTCAGCAAGGAAACCAAGGAAGCCACCACCCTCAACCAGGAGATGTACGAGCAGCTCGGCACCGGGGCGGAGACCGTGGCCAAGGATGAGGTCCGGGCCCTGATGGAGCGGGCGCAAAAATGGCAGGAGGCCGGGGCGAATATCCGGGATATCAACGACTGGCTGTACAAGAACATCGAGGAACTGCGCTTGAAGTGGGCGGAAAAGGGGGAGGAAGAGGCGGTCCGCTACTTAGACTCCTTTTCGGTGCATGCCGGTAGCCTGATTGACGAATACACCAAAATGGAGCAGGCGGCCGTGGCCGAGCTGGACAAAATCGGGATCCGCATGGACCTGCTGGACAAGCAGGACATCAATCTCGATGTATATCTCCGCGACCACGCCAGCTCCCAAATTGACGCCATAGTGGCCCGGGTGCGCACCATGCGGTCCATGCAGGAGTTGGGGCTCGATATCAGCACCACCTCTGGCGCGGCCATTACCAAGACCATCAATATCAACCAGAGCCTGAGCCGCTCGGATGTGACCAATGTCATTACCGAGGCCAACCGTCAGGGGGATCGCGGCTGATGGCCACACCTAAATTCACCCTCGGCGCCGCCACCCTGGAGTTCACCGGCGGCATCCAACTCCCCGGCCGGAGGCCCCTGGAGAAGATCCAGGCCCGCGACCGCACCGCAGCCGGCTCCCTGCAGGTGGAGGATCTGGGCGTTGCCAGCATCCGCCGCTTTCCCCTGGTGATTCGCGGCATCGACTCGGCCAAGATGGCCGAGCTGGAAACGTGGTGGAACACCATTGCCGAGGGCGGGCTGAACAGCTTCACCTATTCCGACGAGGAAGGCGTTGACTACACCGTGTTGTGGACCGATGACCAGCTGGATTTCAGCCAGCTCGAGCCGGACATCTTCGAGGGGGAAATCAACCTGGAGGTTGTGGGGTGAGAACCGACCTGTCCCCTGCCTTCATCGCCGCCAAGGATTCCGCCACCAGGCGGCCTCGGCAGTTGATGGTTTTCAATTTCCCCGGCGCCGGGGTGGTGCGGGTTTCCGACCAAGCCTTGGGCGCTTTGGACGGGCTGACTGAGGAGTACGCGGCCCTGGTGGAGGATTGGGGCGAGCTGCTGGACATGGCCGGCGGCGACCCCATGGATTACACGGCGGGCGAGATCAGGCAGTCCAGCATTGTGCTGTGGAACGGCGGCGCGACCCCGTTCTCCGATTACTTCCTGGCGGAAGACCCGGAGAACGTGACCGTTGAGCTGTACCAATGGTTTGCCTCCCCCCGTCCTGTTTTGGTCGCGGGAGGCGGCTGCGTGGTCACGGGCACCACCGCCCAAAAGGCGACAGGCATTGCCGCCTGGGACAGCGAGGTACGGAGCCAGGCATCCCTCACCGGCTATGCCGTGGCCCGGTTCTCCGTCAACCAGGTAAACGCCAGGATCATGGCCGGGCTAAATACCGACCCGCTGACCAGCCAGAGCTATTTTAGCATCGACTATGCCCTCTATGCCAGAAATACCGGGGCGGTGGAGATATGGGAATCCGGGGTGTCGCGGGGAACATTCGGCACCTACACCGCAGGCACCCCGATGGAGGTTGTTTATGATGGATCAGCCATAAACTACATTGTGGCGGGGGTGGTCATAAGAAGCGTGGCCGTGACCGCCGGGCTGACTTTTTATTTTGACAGCTCGTTTTATGACGTGGGTGGAGAGCTTCGGGATATTGCATTCAGCCAACTCCTCGATGCCGATATGGCGCTGATCGACACCTTTGTCGTGCAAGACCCCATTGCCTTTGATGAGGTTTCCCGGCTCCTGCACCTGGACCTTGTTTCCCTCTCCATGCGGCACGACAATCCCCTGGGCGACCTTATCACCGCCGAGGCCTGGCCCAACGCCGCACCCGCCGTCATCGGCAAGGGCATCCCCTTGATTATCGGCACACCCGGCGAGATTCCGACCCTCTACGCCAGGACCGCACCGGAAACCACCTTGAGCGGCTCTATCCTCGACACCACCATGACCATCAACGTCAATGGCGATCTGGACGAGCTTGCCTTTGCAGCCGTAGGCACCATCCAGCTCGGCGAAGAGCTGGTCAGGTATTCAAGCCGAACCGCTTCCAGCTTTGCCGTGCTGCAACGGGGCTACCTCTCCGCAGCGGCGGAGCATCTTGACCGGGACAAGGTGGTCCAAAAGATCGAGGACCACACCTTTCTGGCGGGCAAGGGGCCGGTCTATGCCATCAACTCCGTGATGGTTGGCGGGTTTGCTGCCCCGGCGGAGATTTACACCGTGGACCCCGCTTCCGACCCGGCCAGGGTGGTATTCTCGGAAAAGCCGTACAGCTACAGGTTTTCCGAAGCATCTACCTTCCTGGAAATGCAGTTTGACCTCACCAACGCCGACAACACCGCCTATCAGGCATATCTCGCCTATGATGCAGCGGACCAGGCCACGGCGGCGAAGATCAGCCCTCTCTACCCCGCGTTGTCTCTCCAGCAAACCACCGCCAACCAGGACAGGGGGGAGATTGTCAAGGCGTATTTGGCCGTGGAGCATTGGGAGTCAGACCGATTTCTCAGTGATTATGTTGAGGTCTGGGTCGAGGGCATCGGCATTGTGGGTAACCTCTCCCGCCCGAATCAGGCCGATGCCGTTGCCGTGGATGCCGAGATTGACATTGACCACGGGCACACCAAGACGATCAGCGGGGAACACACCCATTCTTTCACCAACCCGAATTATAACATCAACGACCCGGCCCATGGGCATGCTACCACCGCCACGGCTGATACGGCCTATAACCCATACGATCTTGTTCCCTCCTCGCTTTCAGCACCATACGGGGCTTCCGGCACATCAAAGTATTTTCATTTTTTATCGACCCCAAACTCTTTTGTCAATGGAAGATTGACTATATCAACATCCCTTAATCTTGCCACGATGAATATTGAAATAGGCTGGGGAATAGCGGGCAGCGATTACGTTTACAGAGCCTCACCTATTGGCCCGGCAGACATGTATGAAAACACAATAACCATCCCAGGAACATATAATATCGGCTTGGGGGCGAGGACAAACCCAAATCCCGGGGTGCTTAATTGCCTGGTGGTCAGATTGTCGGCGTACGGCAATGTATACGGAGCCACCGCTGCGGCCAACAGCATGCAAATGAGCTTGACCCTTGCAAATACCATCACCCCGGCCCTGACCGGCACCGTGGCCGCATTGAGTACCGGTGGAGTGAACGCGGCGCGAAGCGCAAACGATATAAGCATCGACCCTCTTGCCACCGCCAACCAGCCCCTGCAAAACGTGGAGGCCGAGGCGGCCACCAGAACCATCATCAACCTCTTTGACCTGACCAGCTACGTCAATCTTGACTGGGCGTGGTTCACCGGGCGTGATGTGAAGTTGACCTATCGCGGCACCGTGGATGCCAAGGATGTCTTCATCGTTCACTGCTTCTTTGATGTGGAGTTCCGCAAGCGGGAGCGGGTGTTTTCCGACGAGGTCACCTGTGAGCCTGTCGGCCTGATTGACGACGAAAGCGGCACCTACACCGGCACCCCTGGCGCGGTAATCACCAGACCTGACCTTGTGCGCAAGTATATCCTCTGCCAGCGCGGGGGAATGCCCACGGCATACATCGATAGTGCGAATTTTTCTGCGGCAGGCACCACCTTCGACTCCATCGGCTATGCCTTCAACGGCCTGCTCGATGCCTCCATGACCGTGCGTGAGGCGGAAAAGAAACTCGCCTGGCAGTGCCGCAGCCGGTTTTTTTGGAATGCAGGAAAGGCCAAGATTGCCCTGCGCAAGAAGATCATTGACCAACTCGGCTGCAAGGCCCTGACCGTGGCAGACTATCGCCTGCGCTCCATTTCCGCTCAACGCCAAAGGGTTGCCGACCTGATCAACTCCATAACCTTGTTTTACTCCAGGCAATGGACTTCCGCCGATGCCGGGACCGCAGGTTTCACCTCCTCTGTGGCCGGGCTGAACAACGCCTCCATCGGCCAGCACGGCACCCTGGAAAACCGCGACCTGTTCACCTTCGATCTGGTGACCGGCGAGACCATGGCCAACGACCTGCTGGCCTTTTACCTGGAAAACCTGGCCTATCCCTCGACCTTCTACGCCATCGACACCTATCTAGGCCAGTTTGACTTGGAGAAAGAGGACTGTATCACCCTCACCACGCCATTCAACCGGCTACGCAAGGCAAACATGGTGATCCGGGCGGCGGATCGGGCTTTCGGTTCCGGCAAGTTGCGGCGGATAAACTACATCCGCATCGTGGCCGAATCGTTGCGGTACATCCTGCTGGACCAGACCATAAACGATACGGTTACCGCATTCGATTCGCTTACCGTCACCATCGGGCTGCCTGGGTTCTTCAACGACTCAATCTTCCTCTCCGACGATCAGGTCTTCGCCCTCATTGTGATAGGAGCCGTGGAGACCGTTTCCGTGGCCGAGGCACTGCAAATCATCTTCCGGATCAACCACACCATCGCGGAAACAGCCACCGTCGGGGAGTCTCTGGGGTGCCATTTCCATGTTCCACTGGCGGACTCTCTCACCGTTACCGAAAATTTGGTGGTCCCGGCGTTCTCTTCCGGGTTCGGGGGTGGCGGCTTTGGCGAGGTGAACTTCGGCGGCTCTCTCGTTTCCGTGGTCAACCCCCTTGACGAAGCCATGCTCTCCGAGGTTTTGGCGGCGGTGGTGTCTGCCAGCCTTGCAGACACCGCGACGGCCACGGATGAAGCCATTATTTTCAGCGCCGGGTTCGGCGGGCCTACAATCGGCGCAGGCTACGGCGCGTCACCTTTTGGGAGATAGACATGCAAGACGAATGCACGGCCAACGATGAATTAGCGATCAGGATGGAAAAAGCGGCCATGGTGTGGTGTGTCGCCTGCAATGCTCATATCGCTTGGGCCAAGGTGGATTTTAAGATATTCGATGTGCGCCGGTTGATCCCGGCTGACAAAAATAAGCCGCTTACCGGGTTGACCTGCCCGGAATGCGGGAAAACCTTTGCCGCCCTGCGCGGCTCAACCTGGGCAATCAAAACAGATAAGGGGTATATGCCATGATCCAAGAGACAACCAAGGTAAGTATCTCCAAGGCAATTTTAGGCTTGGCAGGAAAAAACGAGCATGAAGTGATGATGAAGGTAGGGGGCCACAGGTCTAAGTCTTTTTCCGTGAAGGTGGTCGGTATAGAAAAAGACATCATCACTGTTGTTGCCCATATAGAGGGAGAACAGCAGCCGATGGAAGGTAGAACCTACCACCTGAAAAAGGGCGATAGCCTTGACTTCTCCCACGTCTTTAATTTTGAAATAGCGGGCAATATAAATCCGGACCACATCTTCCCCTTAAATATTATCACCGACCAAGGGATGAAATACTTTTTGCAAAAAACAAAGCAGGAAAAGTTGATCCTGACCAAATAACCACATAACCAACCGCCTCGCCCGACAGCCTACCCCATAGGCAATCCAGCTCCAAAGGCCGCAGCACAACCTTAAAGGAGTGGATTGCCATGAAGCAGATAGAAAAGATTGCAATAAGCCAGGAGGCAGGCGGGGAAATCAAACTGCGCGGCGACCTCTGTTTTGTTTTTCGCAACGAGTCGACCGGAAAGGTCCGCGAATACCACGAGCGCAATCTCGTCGTTACCACCGGCAAAAACCACATCGCAGACCAGCTTTCCGACCAGGGCGAAGCCGCCATGTCCCACATGGCCATTGGCACCGGCACCACGGCGGCGGCGGCTGGAGATACTGCCCTCGGCACCGAGTTGGACCGCAATGCTCTGACCAGCAAAACCCAGGGGAGCGGAGCGGATGCTCACAAAGTGACCTATGTGGGGGATTGGGCAGCGGGCGATGGCACAGGGGCGATCACCGAGGCTGGGATCTTCAACTCCTCCTCCGCAGGCGCCCTGCTGGCCCGGTCTGTTTTTGCCGTGAAGAACAAAGGGGCCGGAGACAGCTTGACGCTGACCTGGACCCTTACCATCAGCGCGTAACCGGAGGCAATCATGGCAAACTCATATACCTATCAGCTCAAGCTCAGAAAGCCCACTTTTGGAGACGGCAACTGGGATGACGAAATTAATGGAAACAGCCAGATTCTTGAGGTAGCCCTGGCCGCAGTCTTGGAAGATAACTACACGGTTTCCGGGCTGGTTGCCAGTGCCGGATCAGGGTTGGCAGTTGACTACACATCCGGCGTGGTGGTTATCGCCGGGACGCAGTATGCGGTGGGTTCCGGCAGCAAAACCGCCACGGACAACACGGACGGGACCAGTGCCCCGAATTTCCTCTACGTAGACAATGCTGGAGTAATGCAGATATCCACCACCCCGCCCACGGGGGAATATGTACCCATCGCGGTGGTGGACACGCTTAGCGCTGTTATTACCAGGGTTGGTGATCTACGATACCAAAAAACCATAGGCGAAGGGAAAAACATCGTCATAAACGGTGGATTCACGATCAATCAAAGGGGCTATGTTTCTGCGGCCACACTGGCATCTGGAGCATACGGGCATGACAGGTGGAAGGGTGGGGCTGGTGGTGGAAATTACAGCTTTACACAGCTTGCCTCAAACACACAGATTACGATTGCTGCGAATAAGACGCTGATCCAGGTCATTGAAAATAAGAATGTAGCCAGTACCAGCTATGTGCTTTCATGGGAAGGCACGGCGCTGGCTCGCTATGCAGTGAACAGCGCAACTCCCGCAGGTTCTTACGCTGCAAGCCCCATCTTAATCACCGGGCAAACTGCTGGGGCCGCGATGAGTATTGAGTTCGGCAATGGCGCGTCATCCGGCACTCTTGGGAAAGTACAACTTGAGGCTGGCACGATAGCTACGCGGTTTCAAGAGCGCGGGGCCGGTGATGAACTCGCGATGTGCCAGAGATACTATTACCGCAGGACTTCGACAGGGGCCGAGGTGATAGCCCCTGCGGGCTTTGCTGACTCTTCAACGGTAGCGTTGTGCTCCACTCCTTTCCCGGTTGAGATGAGAGCTGCCCCTACGGCACTAGAGCAAACAGGCACGGCATCGAATTATGTAATACGAACTGCGGGAGACAATGCCGTAGCGTGTTCATCCGTTCCAGCATTTAACAACGGATCAATATGGGGATCTCGAACCCTATTTACTGTAGCATCTGGCCTGACGGGGGGGCACTCAGTAAACGCACAAACATCCGGTGCAGGCGTTTATCTCGCATGGAGTGCTGAGTTATGAAAACTTACAAATATCTCACCGCAACAACCGTGGCCGTCTTTGATGAGGATGGCATTAGCAGAATGTCCGGGCTGGCTTCCATTGTGCCTGATGGGGCTGTTATAGAACCGGCCGATCCTCCACCTATTGTAATTTCTTCCTCTGTGACCATGCGCCAGGCCCGCCTCGCACTGTTGCAATATGGCCTTTTAGACCAGGTAAACGCTGCGATTGCGGCAATGACCGGGACGGAAGGGGAAGCGGCCCGGATAGCATGGGAGTTTTCCAGCATGGTTGAGCGCGATCAGCCGCTTGTGCAGAGTCTTGCCTTGGTGCTTGGTATGACCGCCTTAGAGCTTGCCGAACTATTCGCCGTTGCGGAGACACTGTAAAAAATAATGGGGGGCTTGTTGTGGGGAAATTCAGATCAGCCTCGTACAAAGGCACCAGCCCAGGGATTGCCGGACTGTATAACCGGCTGGTGCGACTGGTTGACAACGGGCCTTATAGCCACGACGAATTAATCTTTTCGGATGGCGTATCCGCCTCTGCATCGTGGATGGATGATGGGGTCCGGTTCAAGCAAATTGACTACGATCCAGACAAGTGGGATTTTATCGATCTTCCCCCGGAAAAAGAAGAGGCGGCTCGGCAATGGTTTATCGACCATGAGGGCGAACCGTATGACCTGATGGGCAATCTCAGGTTCCTTTGTGGGATTATTCGCGAGTCGAAGCGGGGGATGTTTTGTAGCGAGGCAAAGGCTGCAGCGCTTGGGCTTACAGAGCCGTGGCGGTACGGGCCGAATGGGTTGACTAATATTTTGCGGGATATGTGGGTGAAATGATAATCAAGGCCAGTGCCTTTAAGGGGGTGAAAATGAGGGTAGCTATCAGTGCAGGGCATCACCCGGAAGCACCCGGAGCAGCAAAGAACCAACTCACCGAATACCATGAAACCGCGATCATCGCCGGGATGCTGGTCAATGCCCTCGGCCATGTCGGGATTAAGGCATACCTGATAGGGACCGGGCCGTTGCAAAAAAAGGTGGCTGAAATTAATGCAGGCCGCTTTGACTCTGGGGTTGAAATCCACCTTAACGGTGGCGGCGGCGATGGTTGCGAAACGCTCTTTTGCCCGGGTTCGGTGATAGGCCGCTCTTTTGCCACCGGAATCCAGAGCGCCCTAGTGGCCAGGATGCCGGCCAAGGATAGGGGCGTGAAGGACGGCTGGTACAGAATGGATCGGCCGGGGGTGGTGGATTACCCGGGCGATGTGGATGGAGATGAAAAACACGATTACATTCTGGCGGAAACAAACTGCCCCTTTGTGATCGTGGAACCGTTCTTCATCGACGGGACGGACGGTGGGCGGCACTCTGCAAACTTAAGCAGCTACCGCACCATTGCTGCCGCCATTGCCGAAGGGATACTCAACTACAAAAAACAATAAGGGGGAAAGTCATGGGATGGAAAGACGTTGGCCAGGCGGTAAGCAAGTTTGCGCCACTGCTTGGCACAGCTTTGGGAGGACCGGCAGCGGGAGGTGCGGTATCATTGTTGCTCGGTGCGCTCGGCCTGGGAGGAGGCACCACTCCGGAACAGGTTGCCAACATGCTCGGAGACCCTGCCACGGTCATTAAACTGAAAGAAATGGAAAACACCCACCAGGTATCGCTCGGGCATCTCGCGCTGCAAATCGACCAGGGCATCATGGCTGATAAGCAGAACGCTCGGGGCCGGGAGATTGAGATTACAAAGGCGACAGGAACCAGGGACACCAATCTGTATCTGCTGGCCTGGACAGTAATTGCAGGATTCTTCGGGATCACCGCCCTGCTGACCTTTAGGACGATGCCGGAGGTAAATGTCGGCCCGGTCAATCAGCTGTATGGTGCTCTGGCTATGGGGTTTGGGGCAGTTATAGGGTATTTCTTCGGGTCGTCGCAGAGTAGCGATCTCAAAACCAGGATCATGGGGATGATGACCAGCCCAATAGAAACAAAGAGACCTGTCAATTAATGTCAATTTTCCCCCAAAAATATCAACCAAACCATCTGTTTTTAATACTATTTTTTGTAGGCGCCGGGGCTTTTAAGTCCCTTGCGTCTACCAGTTCCGCCACCCAGGCAAGCGTTTCAAGCCTATTTTATTGACAGCACCTGTCAATTTTTTCCATCCATTCGCTCCATCGCCTCCCGCAAACGGTCCTGCCGAATGTGGGTGTAAATCTCGGTCACGGCGCTGGTGCTGTGACCAAGCATCACCTGGACAGTGCGCAGATCGGCAAAGCCCACCATCTCGGTCCCGGCAGCATGCCGCAGCAGGTGGGGGTAGATCGGCCCGGTCCACCCTGCCCGTGCCGCGGCTTTTTTGAGCGCACCCCTTATATCATGGTATGGGCCTTTTGTCCAAGGGGATTCCCAAAGGTAGCCGCTTTTTGTGGCCTGTGCTCGAGCGGTAAGCTCGGCGGCCATGGCAGGGTTTACCACTGGAATATGCCTGGTCTTGTTGCCTTTGCCGGTGATGGCCAGGGTGGCCCGCTCAATGTTCCAATGTTCCTGCCGCAACCCCCGCGCCTCACCCGGGCGCAACCCCACCATGAAAGACAACATAAACAGGCTTCTGACTCGCAGAGGAATCTCCCTAATGATCCGCTCCATCATCTCCCGGCTTGGCACTTGTGGCACTGGCGCCTTGGTGAGTTTGGGAGGAAAGCGCCGGATCTTACAGGGTGGATCATCGAGCACCCCCATATCTACAGACCAACGAAAGAGACCAGCCAAAACGGAAAGCTCCTTGTTCACTGTGGTATGCTTGACGTGCTGGAGTCGCCCCACCTTGTACCTCTCCACCTCCTGAGCCGTGATGTCCTGTAGCAACATCGCACCGAACTGCTTCCGGATCAACCCTACCCTCTCTCGCTGCTTTGATGTCCCTGATGGCTGGTGTTCCATGGCGTAGCTTTCCAGGTAGCGGTCAAGCAGGTCGCCTACCCGATCAAAGCATGATGATGATCTCGCCGGTCTCAGAATCCTTTTGCGATCAGCCTCATATTGCTCGGCCTCGGCCTTGCTCCCCTCAAACGGCACCCGTTGCCGATCCTTTCCGTAACCGAGATCAACGTACCACCAACCAGAACCCTTTGTCGGATGTGGGCGAACTGACATTTTTTTACACTTTTTGTTTTGATTTTTTCAAGTTCGAGGAAATAAATTCGGCAAACATCCATGCCTCCAGGGTTAAACATGAAACAATTTGAGAAAACATCATAAACCCATGGTTACTGCACCATAAACGCTACTTTTGCCACGTTTAAACTCTTAATGTCCACAAACAACAAAAAACTATTTGTTTTTACGTTATTTTTAATCGTTATAGGGGGGGGGTGGGTCAAATCTCTACCGTCGAACCCGTCTAGACCGTCTGTGAACTATAATTTCCACGCCCGCGAAATGAGGGGGCAGGGAAATGCTTGATGTTGTTGGATTTTCTGGTGGTTGTTTTTTGTGCTGTTTGTTTTTGTCAATTTTGTGACGCTTTTTCCATCCGCCATTTTTCGCCGCGGGGAGAAAGGGAGATCAACGGAAACCCGCGCCGCAGGTGTTGTCATTATTTTATGACCTCGATCACATTGCCGGCCAGACCAGCTCTTGCCGTCACCTGGTTCGTCACCACCGCACCAAAGCCATTGGTCCCACGATACTGTGTTGTCACCACCAGGGCGTTCCCCTCTTCCCGGAAAACGGTCTTGACGTGCTTGTATGAATCAGGGTTGTGCATCGCACTCTTGATGAGTTTTTCCAAGGCGATATGCGATCCGTCCCATGGGCTGAAGCCACCTTTGATTTCTTTCTTCCGTGCATCTTCCACCCTCGGCGCCGCAGCCTGGGGGGCTGACGATGGGCTCGGCTTCGGCCCATCAATCATGCCGCCGATAATGACAAAAACAAAAACGATCACAAACAGGCTTGGGATGCACCCCACCTTTTTCCCCGCCGGCGACTGCACCCCGCAGCTCGGGCACGACTTCGCCCCGCTGCTTACCTCCTGCCCGCACTCCCTGCATTTCACCAAGGCCATAACCATCCCTCCGCGACTACATGCTGAACGCCGTCCGCTTTACGCCGCGGACACCTCGACCTTCCCGCAATCCCTACATTTCCCAAACATCTATCTTTAAATTCAGACTCTGGATAATGTTCTTGAGGCGGACCAGATATTTCCGGTCTCCAGGCTTATTCAGGATAAGCACGATGCCGGCCCGTTTCCCGGTCTGGATCGAATAGTAGAGGGCCGGCCCCAGGCTCTCGGCCCACTTCTTCCCAAAGTCGAATTCCACGGCATGAGTGGCGGTAACGCAATCAACACGGGTCTGGTCCGCAAGCACCACCTCGGTCTGCCCGCCGTGTTCCCCGCACCATGCGTCCTGGTAGTCTCGCTCCGAGGCTTTGGCCGTGGCCGGTAAAAACAGAAGCAGTAAAAAGACCCACCGCACCTTACTTTGTTGTCGGCGGTAAAATTTCAACATGGCAAAACCTGCATATCCTTGATCCTCGCTTGATGTATTCAGCACACCTCGGACACTTCCAAAGCCCCTGGTTTTCGGCAATTCCGTCCTCGTCCGGTTTAGCAACCAAGGAAAAGATTATCCCCAGCGGACCAAGTAATAACCCGACGAACCACCAGGAGCGATACCCACGCCCTTTTCTCTCTGCTATGCTTGCGGAAATGAAGGGGGAGATAATGAACAAAACGAAATAAAACACCTGGCACCTCCGCTAATATCGTTTCACCTTCTCAACCACCCGGCCAACAATCCGCAGATCCCTGCCGGTCACGTCCATTATTGGATACGCACTGTTCAGGGGGCGCAAAAACACACTGCCACCATCCTTGATCAGCTGCTTAAAAGTGGCCTCATCATTGTTGATCTTGGCCACCACGAAGGCGCCGGTTTCCGCCTCGCGGTCCGGGTCCACGATTACGATCTCCCCGGCCCAAAACTCCGGCTCCATGGAATTACCCACTACCCGCAGGCCGAAGGTGCGCGGGCCGACGGACGAGGTGACCGCCACGAATTCTTCCGCCTCCGAGGGGGAAAACTCTTCAATAGCCTCCGTCCAATCCCCTGCTTGCACAAAAGAAATAACAGGCACCCTGCGAAGGTCTGGCCCGGCAGAGACATTGAATAATGATGGGCTTTCTATCTTCATCTGCCCATGTCCGGTTAAAACCCAAACAGGATTTACCCCGCGCTCTGTTGCCATTTTAACAAGCCACTCCGGAGGAATTTTACCTTTCCTTTTTGCATCTGAGATGCTGGCTTGAGAAACCCCAATAGCTACCCCGAGCTCTGCTTGATTGCTGCCCCCGACAAGTCGCATCATCCTTTTTAAGACTTCGGCAATGTCGTATTCCATGATCCACCGTTTTATTTATAATAAAAAATAATTTAATAGGCTATAAAATAATGCTTGACTTGAAATTAAACATTGGCTATAAAAACACATGAACAGCGAAGAAATCAAAAAAATACTCAAAGAGAAACGTATCAAGATCACAGATATTGCCAGCGATCTTGGCGTTTCTCAGCCAACTGTCAGCCTCACGATTAAAGGGACCACCGTTTCATCCCGCATCCGCGCAGCCATCGCCGAGGCATGCGGCAAGCCGGTATCCGAAATCTGGCCCGACACCAAACCCCAGGAGGAAGCAGCATGAACCTGAACGAAGCCGAAAACAACCTCACATTGATCAAGGGTGCCATTACCACCATGAAGCGCTCTCTTCCTTCTCCGTTGTCTATAAAGGATGCAACCACTTCCGCGCTTAAGAGCTCTTTTAAGGTCTACCGATCAATCGGCAATGATCGTCAATTCATGCGTAACCTGGAGAACCTTTTCCCTGGCCTTATCAGAAAACATATCAACTCCCGTGATCGCCTGTTTTTTGTTGGGTTATGCTCAACGACTGACAGCCCTAGCTTGGCCATGGAGATGATAAAAAACCTCAAAGAACTCCATTTCATAGCCGCCATCCGCGCCGGCCAGTTGAGACAAGCGGTATGAGCACATCTTTGTCTATAAGTGTGCGTTGCGACTCCTCGCCCATCCTGCTATTTGCCGAGCTTCTTAAGCGAGCCATGCAGACCAGTGAGCGCCCTTTCGGCCTTGGCGATTTCACTTTTGAACCGTGCCGGGTCGAGAGTGATTATGGCGCCGCAGCCACAGGCGAACTCCTTGTGACCCTTTATCCATCCGATGCTTTTCTTCGTTTTGCGGCGGCACACTTCGCAGGGGATTTCAATCTCGGCGCTATCGAGGAATCCGGCCATGATGGTCTCCATTCCGTAAAATAAACTTGCCCGGCCACTTGGCGTCCGCTGGACGCAAAAATGGCGTTGAAGGTTGGCACTGACAACTCTACCAAGTGGCCGAGCATTTTTGCAACATCTAAAAGATTTCGTTTTCATCGTGGTTTCATCATATCAGGCAGGGGTTGAGGGATAAATGGCAAAAGCAACCGGGCAAATGCAGTCATGGCAGGTGTTCCATTTCGCCCGGAAGCACCTGACCCGCGCTGTCCTCTATGCCATCTTCGGCAAGAAAAATGCCCGCATCGTTGACTACTGGTGCGAAGACCCGAAGTACACCGATAAAGCAGAGCAGGCCTATGACCCGATCCTGGGTGTAAAAAACCTGCTCACCGCCCTGGACGATATGGGCCACACCCCTGTTGTTCGAGCCTGCATCGCCTTTCTTGTTTCCGATACCTCCCTGGCGGACGATTGCCAGCCGGCCGTCACCAACCTGCGGCCAACCATGGCCGAGGAGGAGCTGGCCGACTATGTCTGCCTGGCCGAGTTCCAGGCGGCGATCCGCAACGGCCTGCCGAAAAAAGAAATCATGCGGCGGAAACAAGCGGCCCTTGAAGAGATCGAACGCACCTTTGCCAAGCACGTTAAGGATTGCACCAAGTGACCACCGACGCCGAAATCCTCGCCCGGCTTGCCGCCATCGAGCAGCAGAACCAACAGGTTCTCTCCCTCCTGGCAAAGCTGGCCGAGGCCCAACCCGTCGAGCTGCCTACCCCATCCAGGCGCCGGAGGGGTAAATACTCCGAGGCGCAATGGCAGGCCTTGGTCCGCGACCCGGACATCCTGCGCGAAATGAGCAAGCAAGACACCAGCAAACGCCGAAAAAAAACCATGGCCGCCACCAGTTCCAGGCAAAGCGAGGCCCAAGCATGATCTCCACCAGCACCACCCCTCCCCCCAGGGCCGCAGGTTCGTCTGGGGATAAGCACCACCTGCCGGGCCCCATGTCCAATCTCCCCCGGGACATGGGGCCTGTTCCCGCCGCCGTTGTTATCGGTGGGGCGGCAGGCAAAGAGATCCACCCGATGATCGCCAAACTGGCCGACATGATCTGGCTGGAGCTTAACTGACCATGCAGCTCAGCCCCCATTCATCCGGCAGCGTTGACCTGGCCCTGGACTCCATGGCGGCCGACGAGATAGTGCGGCGGGTGGCGTTGCTGGTTTCCAAGGTGGATGGGCCGCGCAGCGCCATGCGGGTAATCGCCGGTTTCAGGGATGCCACCACAAGGCCGAATCATCCCACCGGAAACACCGTCCGTTTTGTGCAAGTTTCCGCGCCAACTCAAGCAGATAGCACCCGATAAGAGAAAAATGAAAAAAGAAAAAACCACCAAAAAGAGCATCACCCTGCAAGCCAAACCGCTGGCCGAGCTTGGCCGCCGGTGCGGGACGCTGGAAAACCACCTGTCCCAACAGGTCAATAACGACCTGCTCTTTTTCCACGCCCTGCTCGACCTCCTGGGCATGGAGGCGATGATCGAGGGCCGCTTCAGCGAGGCAGAGGTGCGGGCCCTCCTGGCGGCCACCGAGGGGATCACCATCGAGCCGGGGCGGTTGGCCGGGATCTCCTGCCGGATCAACGCCGCCCTGGCCGAGCACACCACCCAGGAGAACCACCCGGCCACCGTGGCCCTGATGCAGAAGATCGGCAAACTCTCGGTGAGCACTGCCCTGTGGTTGTGGGACAGGCTCACCGTCTACCGGGCAAACGACCACCGCCACCACGACAGGGAGTATCTTGTCTCCCTGTTTGGGGTGCGATAGCCGCTCTGCCCCTGGGGATACACCCAAACAACGGAGATGGAGATGGAAAAATGCACCCTGAAAGAAAGGCTCAAAAGTTTCGGTCTCGGCATAGTCTGCGCCGTGGTTCTCGGCGGGATGGCGTGGGCGGCGGTGGTGCTCACCTGGGCGTCCAGCAGCAGCGTCCTGAACTCTGCGCCAAATCGCACCGACCGACTCATGCTGGATCGCTCTGTGATCCTTATCGCCGGATCTGCCGGTTTGCCGGTGGAACGATAAAATAGAACCAAGGATCACTACCAATGCCACCAGCCAAAACCCCAACCGACCACCGCCAAGCCCTCGTCCGCGTCCTGCGCTCCATCGCCGCCGCGCCCGATGTCTGCGAGTTGATCCTCGATAACTTCGATTGCGCCTGCAAGGCCTCGGTGGCCGCCGGATACGGCAACTGCGCGGAGCAGGTGCTCACCATGGCCAAAGCCCTTGAATCAGGCCAGGCATGAACAGCCTCGTCTGGATGCTTTCCCTGGCGGCCACAGCCGGGGCTCTGCTCAACATCGCCAAGAATCCGGTATGCTTCGTTGTTTGGGCCATCACCAACACCGGCTTTCTGGCTATCAAGCTCCGGCAGCGGTCGTGGGCCGAGGCCTTGCTCTGGTCCGCCAACCTGACCTCCTCGCTGGTGGGGTTGGCCGTATGGTGATGCAGTATTTCCAATATCCCCTGGCCGCTTTTGAACTGGCAGCGGAGATAGACCGGCGGCGCTACGGATCGCGCAAGAGCCACACGGTGCGGCCCGAAACAGCCAAGGGGGCGGTGGCCGACCTCTATTTTCTCCTCGACCAGAGCGGCGGCGAGGTTTCCTACAACCCGAGATTTTGGGGGATGCGCTGGGAGTGGAACCACACTGAGGTGGACAGATTATTGAAACGGCTGGTTTCTTCGGGCCTGCTCACCACCAGAAAAAAGCGCGACGGCTCCCATTGCCTCACTAGGCAAAAAATAGATGTAAGCAAAACTGTAACCAAAACGTCTGTGGAATGTAAGCAGGAGAACAGCGCGGCACTAAGGCAAACAAGCAACATTGTACCAATAAAAAACAGCGAATGTAAGCAAGATGTAACCACAGTATTCAGTAACAACCAAGTAAAAGAAAAAACATATTCTCCTGCGGACCTGATCACGGCCGCCAAGGGAGGGCGAAAAAAACAGCTCTCCCCCGAGCTCACCGCCTTGTTCCTCGCGCTGTACACCGCCTATGGCGACAAGCGCGGCCGGGCGGAAGCCGCCTGGGCCTTTACCGAGATTCCCGGCCTATCCCGGGAGCTGGTCACCAGCCGGATCATCCCGGCGGCCAAAGATTACGCCGCCAAGCGTCCGGCCCTGGAAGCCAAGGGCCTCACCCCCAAGATGCTGCAGTTTTGGATCACCGCCATGCGCTGGGAGGATTTTGACCCCACCACCGCCCAAGCCTCCCAGGGCACTACCGCCGCCGCCCGGACCCGCGCCAAATATCTCCAGGAGCAAGAAGCATGAAAGACCAGCGCATCCCACCCCACAACCTGGAGGCGGAGCAGGCCATCCTCGGCACCGTGCTGCTCAAGGCCGAGGCCATCAACGAAGTTGCCGACATCATCCAGGCCGGCCACTTCTATCGCGAGGCTCACCGCCAGATCTGGCAGGCCATTTTTGAGCTTTCCCAGGCCGCGGAGCCCATCGACCTGATCACCGTGTCGGCAAAGCTCCGGGCGGCCGGCAAGCTCGACCTGATCGGCGGGCCGTCGTACCTGGGCACCCTCACCGACCTGATCCCCTTCACCGCCCACTTGGCCAGCTATGCGGCCCTGGTCCGCGATTACGCCCGGCTGCGGCAGGTGATCCAGTCCGCCCAGGAGATCGAAGCCGGCTGCTACGAACACCAGGCCCCGGATATCGCCCTGGATGTCGCCGAGGCCGGACTGCTGCGCCTGTTGGCCGAATCCTCCGGCAGCACCGTTATGCCCATGCGGGAACTGGCAAAAAAGGTCTTCGGCGAGATCGAGGCCCAGGCGAACAGCGGCTCACCCATCGCCGGGGTCTGCACCGGGTTCCACGACCTGGACCGAATGACCTCCGGCCTCTGCCCCAGCGATCTGGTTATCTTGGCCGGGCGGCCGGGCATGGGCAAGTCGGCTCTGGCCATGAACGCGGTGCGCCAGGCGGCGGTGGAAGACGGAGTGCCGGTGGCGGTCTTCTCCCTGGAGATGTCCAAGGAGCAGCAGACCCAACGGCTGTTTGCCGACCTCGGCATCCTCGACACCAGGAAGCTCAGGCAGGGCAGCCTGCAGGACCGGGACTGGGTAAAACTCACCCACGCCTATGGTCGGCTGGCCGAGGCAAAAATCTACATCGACGACACCCCGGACCTCACAGCCATGGCCCTGCGCACCAGGGCGCGGCGGCTCAAGGCCAAATACAACATCGGCCTGGTGGTGGTGGACTATCTCCAACTCATGGTCGGCAGCGGGGGCAGCGACAAGCGGGAGCAGGACATCAGCGCGATCTCCCGCTCGCTCAAGGCCATGGCCAAAGAGCTTGGCATCCCGGTGCTGGCCCTGTCGCAGCTCAACCGCAACCTGGAGAGCCGCCCCAACAAAAGGCCCATGCTCTCCGACCTGCGGGAGTCCGGAGCCATAGAGCAGGACGCCGACCTGATCGTCTTCATCTACCGCGACGAGATGTACAACAAGGCGGACGACAACCCGCACAAGGGCATCGCCGAGCTGATCATCGGCAAGCAGCGCCACGGGCCGACCGGCACGGTGGAGGTGGCTTGGCTGGAGGGGTGCTCGAGTTTTCGCAATCTGGTGACCCCGACATGATCCTGCATAACGCCTAAATTACCGCGACCGCGCCACCGTTGGCGGGTGATATAGCAGGGCTACTCGCGGTCGCACTGAATTTTTTGTTAGCCACTATAGGGAGGCACAAAGTGGGTATTTTACAGATTATC